GCTCGGCGGTGCTGTAGGTGAGGCTGTCGCCGCGGGTACCGCCCAGCCGCTCGGCCGGGAGGTTGAGGATCGCGGCGATCTGCGTGGCGTTCAGCTGCATCGCCTCGACAAACTGCGCCTCACTAGGCGGCACGGTCACCGGCTTGTAATCCCAGTCACGCCCGTAGACAAGAGGCTCCCTGCGCCTCAGGGACTTCACCAGTTCCGCGCGGATCTCAGCCGCCTGGGCGGTGTTGACTTCCATTTCCGCGTTCTGGAACGTGCCGGGGGGGAAGCCGCCGGCCTGGTACCAGTCGGTGCCGTACCGCTGGGCTTCCTTGCCGGCCAGGATCGTCAGGGCGAACGCGCGCAGCGGCGAGATCGCCTCGATACGGCCGGGCAGCGTGACCCCGCGGATGTGGAACACCTCGGCATCGGGGCCGAACCAGGTGACCTCGCGGCCGAAGACGAACACCTTGGCGCTCAGCGGGTTGGCGGTGCGCTGGTCCTGCGGCTCCAGGACGTACACGTCCTCCGGCGGAATCCACTCGATGCCGGTCGGGTAGCCGTAGGCGTCCTTGCCGGTGATGAAGCCCCAGCAGTTGCCCTGGAGCAGAACCGACACCATCGCCTGGGACATCCAGTCGAAGAACGTCCCGATGACCGACGGCCGGTCGAAGATGGACGGCCCGTTGTACAGGCGGTGCTTGGGCAGGTAGCCGCCCGCGTCGCTGTACTGCTGGTAGACGCGCAGGGGAAGGGAGGCGGCGGAGTCGGCGAGCAGTTTGACGCCGGCATACAGGGCAGGCAGCCCCATGACCTCGTTAGGGCCGTACGTCTGGCGCGTGGGGTGGACGGGGCCGCCCGTGTCGAACCGCCAGAACGGGTTATCCCACGGCCGCCAGGGCACGCCTCCGATGACCCGCTGCTCCTCGGCAGAGGCCCGGATGTTCTCCAGCAGTCCCACGGATTCCCTCCGGCTGACACATCGGGGTGTCTAGCTCCGGGAATCCGGCCGTAGATACTACGACAAGGGTAAGGGAATAAGGGAGAGCCCTGCTAGCGGCTGCTTCTTCGGCTTCTTCTTTCGCTTGAAGCCGTGCTTGACCGCCCACGCCAGGCTCTCGTCGCGCTTCTTCTTGCGCAGCTTCGCAGACAGCCCCTTGCCGGGAGCAGCCGACTGCATGGCGTGGTGGTGGAATGTCTTACGCGAGCGGGTGTTGCCCCATCGTGGCATCTGTTCCCGATGACGCTCGGGCGGGCGAGGAGTGCTTACGCAGGTGCGGGACGTGCCTCTACTGGCACCTTCATCCCCGAGCGGTAGCCGTACCGGAGGGCCAGCGCGCAGAACGCGGCGCACTTGAAGAGGTGGTACCAGGTGCGCCCGACGATGAAACCGAGCGCGGTGAACATGAAGGCGATGCAGATAAGCGCGACCTTGGACGGCGGGTTCGCCGCGGCGATATGCGCTGCCTGCTGGTCGAGCAGCTCCACGGTCGGCCGGTCCATGACGGTCATGCGGTCAGCGTACTCCGTAAAAGCAAGATGGCCCTCCCAGGGCTACCCGGAAGGGCCATTTTCGACGGATTATTCGCCCGGCCAGAGACCCGGCTGTTATCGTCGGCGTTACTGTCCGCGTGACGGGGTTAGTTCCGGCAAGTTCAACACCCCGTGCCGCGGTTCAATCAACGAGGCAAGGATACACATGCTGACCAGGCGCAAATCGCGCTTTCCTCTAGCAGTGCGACTATTGCTGACAGCGTTGTCAGTGGCGTTCGCCTTCACCTTCGCGAGCGCGTTCTCGTTCGGTTCTGCCGCCCCGCTTGCTGACGCGGCAGGGATACACCAGACGGCTCCCGCGCACCACGCGGCCTACGCCTTCAAGCAGAACCCGTTCACCGCAGCGGCGAGCCTTCTGCACCGCAAGCACCTCGCGCACCTGGCATGGCTGGCGAAGCAGAAGGCCGAGGCGCTGGAGAAAGCGAAGGAAGCAGCGGCAGCGGCGTACGCCAGGGCTCACCCGCCGAAGGTGCAGGCTCCCCCGGCTACCCATGCCCCCGCAGTGCAGGGCTACACCACGTACTCCGGCGCGCTTTCCTCAGCGCAGGTCGGCCAGCTGTGGCTGGAGGCCGGCGGCCCGGCATGGGCTGAGCCGAAGGCGGTGGAGATCGCCTACTGCGAGAGCGGCTTCAACCCGCGCGCTTACAACCCGTCCGGCGCGTCGGGCATCTGGCAGATCCTCGGCCAGGTGGTCGGCGGCAACGTCTTCGACCCGCTCGTCAACGCGGAGAACGCGGTCGCCAAGTTCAAGGGCGCGGGCAACTCGTTCGCCCCCTGGGTCTGCCAGTAGGAGAGGAACATGCCTGACTTCACCGTGAACACGCACATGCTCGCCTTCGCCCTGATCCTGCTGGGCGCGTTTGTCATCATCTTCGTCGTCTGGCGGAACCTCGACAAGCGCCTGGCCAACCGGGGCGACACCGAGTGGGCTAACGCCTTCCACCACCAGGTAGCCACGCGCCCGATGCCCGAGTGGGACGGCCAGGGCTGGCCGGAGACCACCTCGGTCGGGGAGTACCTGGAGGACCCGTGGCTGGCGTCTGCCCAGCCGTCCCCGAACACGGTCATGCCCGTTCCCGCGACCCTGCGGTACATGCGGCCCCAGCCGCAGGAGGTAACCAGCGGCTGGCCCGTGATGGCGGCAGGGCGTCCCCGCCCGGTCGTGTCGGTGTCCGCCCCGATGCCCGTGCTGGACCCCGAGGCCGACACCGACCTGTTCATCGCCCGCATGCGGGAGAACACCGACCGGTGGATCAGCTACTACTCGCAGGCAGAACTGGCCGGGGTATGACGCGCAGGTGGCTCGGCACCGGGCTCTTGCTGCTGCTGGTAGCTGTCCTGGGCTGCTCATCGTCTGCCTCGGCACAGCCGGCCGTGACGCCACCGCAGATCAGCCCGTCGTGGACAGCCGTCAGAATCCCGGACGGCAGCAACGCGTACATCGCCGACCTGTGCTTTGGCAACAGCTGGGTCATCCTGACCAGCGCCGAGGGCTGGGGCCGCTGGTGGTCCCTGAACGCTGCCTACGGAGGCAAATGCTGATCTAGCCTTACCCCGATGGCGTCGTTCAACAGGACGATCAATCAAGCTCAGGACGCCGTGCAGCACGAGACCCCGCCTGAGGGAATCATCAGGCCACGGTACGCGGGGTGAAGAATCGGAACTCCCCGCCGCCCTCTACGGCGTGTAAGGCGCGCACGCGACGTGGCAGTCCAGGCTGTGCTCAGCGATGTGCACCTTGTGCGTCCGGCACGTCGCGACCTCGCAGGTACCTGCCAGGTCGCAGCCTGTCAGGAACGTACCAGGGGGAAACCCGCCGTCCTCGTACCAGTCATCTTGCTGCGTCATGCTGATCTCCTATCCGATGGAGTTCATCAGGTCGTAGCTGCGGCGCTCCCGGTTGAGGATGTACGCAGCCAGCGTCGAGCTCGTCACGGGGGTGATGTCGCTCTCGCTGTCGCGCCGTGACCACGCCTTGCCGCCGTCGCCGACCACCCGTGTCGCGGCCGTGGCGACAGCGTGCCACAGGGTGGGCGCTCCGTTGCGGCCGAAGTGCCAGATGGTCTCGGCACGGGCCTGCTGGAGCAGCCAGGCGAAGGCAGCGGCCTCCTCGGCAGCTCCTACCTCTACAAGCCGGTGTGCCCAGGTTTTGTTCCGGGCCGTGCCGATCAGGGCCGCGCCGGGGCCTGCCTTGGGCGCGACGACCGCCAGCGGCCTCCACTTCTCGTACAGGGTGTCCAGCTTGGGGATGACCCAGTCGCTGCCCTGCTTGGAGCACCCCTTGGGGATCTCCAGGACGATCTTCTTGCTGGCGTGGTCCCAGGCGGCGCTGATGGTGGCCGAGCGGCCGTCCTCGTCGATGTCCCAGGCGAACACAATCGGCTGCACCGGCATCCCGCACTTGTCGTGCTCGACCGCGAGCTTCTGCCAGGCGATCTCGCTGATGACCGCCCACGGTGCCTCCGGCTGCGGCCACTCCCCGACGCCAAGTCGCTCCCGGTCGAACTTGCGCGGCGGCATGTTCGCCATTTCCGTATTCCGGGTGAACTTTTCCGAAATACGGTAACCGTAGCCGGGGTTGGCCTTCGCCCAGGAAGCCGGGACGTCGCGGTCGTCGTGCTTGTCGCAGGTGACGAAGTAGTTGGTCTCCCGCCCGGTGAGCTCGTCGCGGGGGCAGGCGTCATTGTGCGGCTCGATGCTCCACTCGGCCGCGCACAGGTCACGCGTGTCCCGCACCAGGCGCTGGCGCACCGAGGCGAACTGGAAGCTGTCCTCCCGGCCGGCCGACCCGGTGTACCAGATCTGCGGGTTGGCGCGGGCCGACATGGTCGGCAGGGACGCGGCCACCTGGTCTTCCGTCAAGATCATCGCCTCGTCGTACACCAGGCAGTCGCAGCTGAAGCCCAGGCCCGACCCCTTGCTGCGGGCAAGGAAGCGCAGCCGCCCGGCGACACGGCGGGTGACCTGCTTGCGGCCGGAACCGAAGATCAGGGTCGGCTGCGGGAACAGCTCGATCGCTTCCTCGCCGTGCGACCCGCTGATCCGCTTGACCCGCTTGCGCAGCGCCGGGTGGTCGTCGAAGACTGCCTTGACCCGGCGGAAGTGCTCGGCCGCGGTCTTGAACTCGTGCGCGGTGTGGATCAGCAACTCTTCGCCGAGCACGAACAGGCCGCCCAGCTCCCGGATCTCCAGGATGGTGCCCTTGCCGTTTTGACGGCTGACGATCAACCCGACATCGGAGGCCGCCCAGGTCCCGTCAGGCTCAGTGCCGAGCGCATTGGTGAGGAACCACTTCTGCCACTCGTCCAGCTCGTACCCGGCCGCGTCGCGTGCCCAGCCGAGCACGTCCAGGGCCTGCTGGTCGCCGCAGCCGGTGCCCTCCGGGTAGCCGTCCAGGGCGCAGACAGGACAGCCCCCGGCTGGCTCGATGTGCCTCGGCGGGCACGTGAAGAACCGGGGGCGCTGGTCGCCGTAAAGAACGTCGGAAGCGGGTTGCAGCACGGAATCTCTCTTTCAAGACTCCGGCCGTAGGCATCCCTAGCTCCGGTAGTACGAGCTTACACATGACGTGAAAGAGGGCACCCCCTCGCAGGCCGCATGCGAAGGGGTGCCCCGTCTACTAGTGACAGGTGTCACTAAGCGGGTGTTACGACTGGCCGGGAGCCGCCGCGATCGCCATGTCCTCAGCCACCTCGTCGCCGTTGCGAACCTGGTCGAAGCTGTAGACGTGGATGTTCGGGTGGCGCTTGGCCAGATCCTGGTACTGCCGCAGGGTCTGGTCGTGGGCGTCGCCGTAGCCGAAGATGGCCACCGCCCAGACCTCGTCCCAGTCCTTGCGGACGCCGAGGCCGCCCTTAATGGTCGAGTCCTCCATGTAGCGGGCGAACTCCTTGACGTCCTTCAGCTCGCCGTCGGTCCACACCGTGCGCATGCGCACCGGGCGGGCCTCACGCGGCCGGGGGTTCTCGCCGCCGGGGCCGAACTCGCCCATGTAGTGCCGGTCACCCGCGCGGATGGCCTGCATGATCTCGGTGCCGCCCTGCGGAGCGCCGTTGCTGAAGTGGTCACGCTCGAACTTGGCCATCTTCTCCTCGAAGTTGGACGAGTTGAGGTCACCGTCGTCGTCACCGTCGCCGATCGGGCAGAAGGCGTGGTTGAACGGGTAGAAGTACACCCCGCCCTTCTCGCCGTCGCCGTCGGCCTGCTCCCTGGCAGCCTGGCTGTCCAGCTTCTCGAAGGGGATGATGAACCCCCGGATGGCGTCGGACATGACCTTGTAGCGGGTCGGCGAGCTGCCCTCGGGCGGCGCGACTTCCCAGCCGGTAGAGCCGGAGACGTCCCAGTAGCCCTCGGGCTCGTTCTCCGCGATGCCGGGCATCAGCGGGACGATCTCCGTGCGCGGGGTGCGCATGGGGCCGCCGGTCTCTACCTCGGTCCTTTCGATCTTCATTCGTTTCCTTCTGTTTGGGTCACCTGCGAGCTAACCCCGCAGGAGCTTGTTACTTGCCCGTCGTGCTCGCAGAGGGGATCACGACGCCGGAGCCCTGGCCCGGCCAGCAGGAGAACCCCGCCGGGGGCTTGAGAGCGCCGTCCGCAATGGCCGTCATGCACTGCTGCACGAGGACCAGCGGGTTATTCACCAGGCCGGCCTCCAGTGCCTGGTTCGCCGCTGCCTGCGCCGCCGCCGTCTTCTCGGACTGCTGGGCGACGTCGGTCTTGGCGACCTGGTTGGTGATGGAGTTGATGCGGTCCTGGACGGTCGGGTCGTAGACCAGCGGCTGGAGCACCAGCGTCTCCACGGCGATGTCCGGGGACACCCGCCCCGCCAGAACCTGCTGGATTCGCGCCCCGAGCTGGGACGTGCTGGGGTTACCCGGCGTCCCGGCCGGGATGTTCTCGCTGATCGGCGTGAGCGGGTCGTACCCGTCCAGCACCGTGTTCACGGCGACGTTGAGCTCAGGCTGGAGCAGCCCGTGCTCAAGGCCCGACGTGTTCTTGTAGTTGGCGAAGATGTCGTCAGCTGCCGCGCCCGTCGCGTTCCACCGGACGTACACCTTGGCCGTGGCCGTCTGGCCGCCCGCGATCCTGACCGTGAAGGAGTCGTCGGTCGGCTGGTAGCTGCCGTCGATCGTGGTCTCGTTGCTCCACGGGGCGATCATGTTCGGCCCGGCGCTCAGGTGCCCGGCCAGCTTGCCGAACGTGGTCACCACGCCGATGTCGCGGGTGCCGACCGGCGTGAACGAGCAGAAGAACACCGTGACCAGTGCGCCTACCGCGAAGATCCAGGTCAGGACCCGGATGCCCCGCTTGTCACCCTCGGTCGCCCCTGACGCGTCCTTGATGACGCGGCCGACGCCGAACAGGGCGACCGTGATCACCGCAAGGATGATCGCGAAGATGAACAGTCCGTTCACCTGTTTCCTTTCCTTACCCCGCGGGCTGGTCCCGCGGAAGTTATTCCTCCGGGTAGTCGCAGCAGTGCATCCACGACGCGTGCGTGCCATCTTCCAGGAACAGCGTGTCGGGGTCAGTGGCATCCACCGCGGTGACCCGCAGCGTCTTGCCCCGGCAGTCGACGACCAGGTCCCCGGCATGCGGGCGGTGCCGCCACTTGCTGGCCATCGCCATAGCTATGCGAGGGTGGCGCAGCCGCCAGCGCAGCTGCCAGAAGAAGCTCACAAGTCCTCCTTGCGCACTGCCCAGTCGGCGGGCAGCTGCGCGTCGCACGACTTGCACAGCCAGGCGACGACCTTGTCATCGGACATCACCTGGGTCACGTTCCGGTGCACGCACTTACCGGGCTTGACGTCAGCTGCCGGCAGCGGCAGGGACTGCGCCTTCGCCTGCGCGATCTGGAGGTCCAGCTGCTTCAGGGCGAGCTGGTGCTTGCGCTTGCGGCTGCCCCGGCGGCGCATCGCCTCGAAGCGCTCGCCGATCCAGGTGGCGATGCCGCCGCCGAAGATGAACACCCACCAGATGTTCTGGCCTACGACCTTCAGGAACTCATGCACGGGGCACCTTCCTGCCGGCCCCGATGATGAACAGCGCGACCGCCAGCACCAGCAGGACCAGGAACGCGACCCAGTAACCGGTGCCCATCGACGACGAGCAGGTCTGCGGCTCGCCGAGGGAGGCGTACGTGCTGTTAAGGCTCTGGCACGTCGCCGCGTCCGGCTTCCCCATGTAGCCGAGGAAGACAACCAGCAGCGCGGCGCACAGGGACGCTACTGAGAGATAGGGGAAGTACTTCACAGGTAGCTCCCTTCGCGGAGCAGGTAGCAGAACGGGCAGGACACGCCGTCGCAGTCAGGGTGGTGGAACACGAGCTCGCCGGCCCCGGCCCCGCAGGTGCAGTCACGGTCGCGCCGGAACACCCAGGCGGCCGGGAGGCTGCCCGTGTTCTTGCACACGTCGCAGTGCTCGCGCCGGAACAGCGACGCGCTCACTTGAGAACCTGGCAGATGGGGCACGGACGGGCGTGCTCCTGCGGCTTAGCGCACTCGCAGTGGCGGCAGCAGGGGTAGCTGGCTAGCGCGTCATCCATCGCCTGCCAGCTTCCGGAGACGCGCTTCCACGTCACCGAGAGCCGCTTCAGCGCGCTTCACCTGGGCATCGCTCCAGCCCTTGGCGGCGGGGAACATCTCGTCGAGGTCGGTGCCGTTGAGGTGGCCGAGGATGTGGCTCGTGACGAGGCTCATTGCTTCCTTGCGGTTGCGCGGCCCCGTGGTCTTCGTGTCAGTCATGACGCGTCCAACACTACGTCCGGTGGATCTATTCCGGGCGCTTTTCCCGCCGATTGCAGACCTCAGAAGCCCCCGGCCTCACGGCGGCGCACCCGCCGCTGCCGCGCCTCGTCCGTCTCGTCGTCCTGGTCGCCCTCGGGGAACTGCTCCTTCAGCGACAGGACCGACAGCCGGATCTCCTTGGTGTAGTTGGTCACCTCGCGCGGCATGACGTCCCTGGCGTCCAGCTGCCGGGCCAGGTAGATCATCGACTGGGCGAGCGCGGTCTCGGCTGCCTCCGGCGGGAGCTTCGACAGGTCTTTCAGGACCGACGCCTCGATCTCCCCGACCGCGGGCGCGGAGTTCTCGTCGAGCAGCCCGCAGCCGCACTCCTGCCCGTAGTACACGCCCGCGGCCTTGACCCAGATCTGCTCGCCCGCCAGGTACGGCTTCTTGCAGTGCTGGCAGCGGCCGTCGCGCCGCGCCTCGCTCCAGTGGCCCATACCCCCATCGTAAGACCGCAGGTTAGGCTATGGCCTGATACCGCGGCCTGGACTCAGGAGCCGGTGAGCACTCTCACGAGAGGTTCACCATGACCCGAGTAGCAGGCAAGCTCGGCCGCCGCGCACCGAAGCGCGCACGGGCTCTCCAGCTGAAGAACTACCTGACCGGCATCGTGCCGGCCGTGCCCGCGGGCGAGGACTACCTGGCCGCGCTCGGCGGCGGCTGGAACATGCTCGGCAACGACGCGGTAGGCGACTGCGTCGCGGTCACCTGGGCCAACGTGCGCCGGCTGGTCAGCGCCACCCTCACCGCAACCCCGGACTACCCCAGCCAGGACATGGTCTGGAAGGTCTACCAGACGCAGAACCCCGGCTTCGACCCGAACGGCGGCACGGGCACCGGCCCCGGCTCGCCGGACGACAACGGCATGGACATCCAGATCTTGCTGGAATGGCTGGTCTCCACGGGCGGCCCTGACGGGGTGAAGGCGTGCGGCTTCGCCGCGGTGGACCACCGTAACCCGGCCGAGGTGAAGGCCGAGATCGCCCTGTTCGGCTACGTCTGGACCGGCATCAGCGTCCTGTCGCAGAACATGCAGGAG